TAAACCCAGACATGGATAAGTGGGAGACTGAGACTGGAGTTTGCTTGTTCTACAATGGTATGCGTAGCCCAAACTTCGCCGCGCCTGCTAATGAACCCTCTCCATTTCCATTTCTCATGGATCGTAAGAAGCAGGAGATGATGCTCAAACTTTGTTATGGAGACGAAAATGCAATTGACTATGTTCGTAACGCTATCGGTTGGTGGCCGAAGACTGGATTTGCTCAAACTATCCTTACCGCTGATTTGATCCGTAATGCTGATACCAACGAAGAACCATTATGGGATTCGGAAGGATTTACTAAGGTAGCAGGATTCGATACCGCATTTACAATAGGTGGGGATAGATGCGTTCTTACTATCGCTAAGTTAGGGTTCGTGCGCGGGACTCGCAATCGTGTTATGTGGCTGGAAAGTCAGAAGGTAATCCAACTATCGGCTAATGCCGCTGCCGAGTTTGAAATCCAGCTTGCTACTGAAGTTGTTCAGTTATGCCGTGCGGCTGGAGTGCAACCATCTAAATTCGGTATGGACGTGTCTGGTGATGGTGGCCGAGTTGGACAAGCAATTATTCGTGAGTGGTTACGCTTTGATTCATCTGGAGCCGCTATCGCTCTTATCTCTTCTATGGGTAAACCTACTGACCGAATCGCGGCGGAGGTTGATAGAAGACCATGTAAAGATGTTTATGATCGTCTTGTTTCTGAGTATTACTACTCAGTTTATCACGCATTCAAGAGTCGCGTTCTATTTGGTGTTAGTCCTACTTCAGAGTTAGCGCGGGAACTCTGCCTTCGTAGATACACGATTAAGAACAAGAAGATTGCTATTGAAACTAAAGATGACCTCAAAGGAAGAACAGGATACTCGCCCGATTTAAGTGATAGCTTAATCTATGCACACGAAATGGCGCGGCGTAATGGACTCGTATTTATCGGAAACGATAAACCAGTTCCAACTAACCGATTCTGGGCGCGGGAAGAAAAGTTGGCTGATGTTGGTCAAGACGATGACTACGGATCAGACGATAACGGAGATTGGTAATACTGGGCCAAGGCGTTACTCTTGGTCATGGTTTCAGTGACGGCCCCATGTATTGCCGCTTGGTTCTTTTTGCCATATAAGGCGCGTAATTTATTGAGGAAGTTACGCTCACCGCATGACTCCATGCTTCCCAGTAAAGATCAATCGAGAATACCTGCAAGTTCCAAGGTATTCGCTACTTCTTCTGGAACTACAATACGAATCACTTTCTCTCCGTCAAGATGTCCAAGAGTTTCGTTCAGTCGGATGTCACTTTTTTTCACCCAACATTGATTGAATTTCTGACGAAACAGAATCTTCTCTGGTGTATTGCTTACTTCAGTTCCCTCGCAAATGATGCGGGATTCAAACGTTGTATTCATAAATTAAATAATTGTTCTCTCTGGCCCATGCAGGGTTGTCGTGAATGAAGGTATGACATTTTCTACAGACTGCCATGAATGATTCTTTTTTACAAAGGTTCTTGCCCCTTCCCTTTTTATGGTGAATGTCAGTTGCATACATCCCACAAACTTCACAGGCGTAATCTTTTTCTTCAAGGTATTCTTGCCTAACTTTCCTATAAGACTCATTCCTTTGCTTACCTTTTACTGAGACTGCTCTGAGCTTTCCGCCTCGCTTTTTGAATCCTGTTTTTGCCTGTAGGGGCGTTTTTCTTTGTAGCATAAGGCGATTACCTTTTCGACTTGTTCTTTCTTTAGGATACTCTTGGAGTTTACTTCAATCTGGTTGACCAGTGATCCCGTCACGCCGATCTTGTCTCCAAGTTCACGGACAGTCAATTTCAGCAATCTCCTTGTTTCACGAAGCTGGCTTGCGAAAGTCTTTCGTCCAAGAGAACGAATCGTGCGTGATTGCTCGTAGGCACTCATGCAAGATTCATAAGCAGTTTCTAATGGATGTTTCATTTCCATAAAAAATAAACCAAGACTATTGACAAGTCAATACTTTTTTGTTACTATGATTGCTTATGGATAACACTAACAAAATCAAAGACAACGCAGAAAAATTACTCGCTGGAGTAAGGCAAACTGTCATGGTTACAAACCTATCTTTAGCCGCCGCGCTTGAGACTCCGTTCATGGCTACCTACGAAAGTGATGAAGGTATTCTTGTCATGGCACTCAGAATAAACAACACCGCAATCATGGCCGCGACAGGTGTAAATAGTAATACTGTTATTAAGTCAGATATTGTCATTACAAAGGATGGTATCGGTGAACGCCGCTCCACCTTCCAGTGCGAGACAGAAGAAGATGCCAGTCAAATCTGGGACTTACTCAACGACAAAATGTATGAGTGGTCGAAAGGTGAAGTTGAGAAGGTTGAAATGGACTGGTTATCGTAACCGATAAAAAAGATGCTTGACATCGAACACAACCTATAGTAGTTTTCAGTCGTGCGAGAAATCGTGCCGTCTGCGTGAAGAACAGACGAGAATTAGAAGTAATAAATTGAAATCAAAATATCACCCACTCTTTAGTAGATATTCTTCACCCGTCATTTCGCCGGACTTCTGCTGCTAAAGAGGGGGTGGCCTTTTTTAAAAATGAAATATAAAATAGAGCAATACGAGCGTTGCGAAACGACAAGCTCTGGATTGATTGAAGATCATTTGATTGGTATTACAAAACCATCAATAGATAGAATGCTTAGAATGGATAATGCTGGAGACTGCATTGCCCTTTACACCTTTTATTGCTACACGCGCAAGTGGCAGAAGAACACCATACCAAGAGCGACTTCGGAGTTTGCGATGGAAGGATTGAAGTGGGGTCGTGAAAGATTCTCAAAAGCCAAAGCTAATTTATTGCAGCTTGGACTGATTGAGGATGTCCAAAGGATAGGAGAAAATGGTAGAGTATTGGGGTGGTATATCGGCGTGAAGTTTGCTCAAAACGCAACGCTTGGAACTTTCAATGTTGCTGAAATTCCAGACAACCACCCTACGGGTTTCCCACAGGGTGGACAAACCAGAGTGAGGGAAAACCGCATACAAATACCTATTACTAATATTAAAATACCTAATACTAATAAAGAAATACAAAAGGAAAGTTCGGCAGTGGCCTCACATTCCTCAGATGACCTAACTGATTTATTCCCGACTAACCCAAGTGAAGCTAACGCTTCGGGTTCGGCTAACGCCAAACTGAAATCTGCCGATGGCAAAGAAACGGCCCCCCATTGCGCGGCCCCCCCACGAACCAGAAAATCGCGGGAACCAAAACTTGTGGACGAAAAATTTATTGCTGAACTCCAGCGTCTGAACCCAGACAAGGACGTGGAACGTGAAGTTAAGGCTGCACAGACTTGGTTGCTATCACGTCCAGATCGAAAATATACGAGGGGCTTTCTCGCCAATTGGGTCATCCGCTCAAAAAACATAATCAACCCAGACAAATTCCATAACAACAATTCATTCTAATGAAAAAAGTCCCAATAGCACGAAAGAGTGAAGCGGCAGTGTTGTCGCTCATCGCAATCGACAGAAACATCCTTTCCCAACAAACATGGGATAGTGATTATTTCGCCATACCAGCCCACAGGATCGTTTTTAATGCGCTCCAAGGGGTTCACCAGCGGACAGGGGTTTGCTGCCCGTTTTCTGCCATCGCAGAACTTGAAGCAACCGGACAATTGGAGGCAGCGGGTGGTGAAGAATCTGTCCACGACACATTATGCACGATGAAGGTAGCTTCAGGTAAGGTTTGCCAAGACATGGCAGATGACTACCGGAAGCATCTGCACCGCACGAAGGCATACCGCGATGTCATTACCCTCATGGAGAAGGAAGAAGTAAACCTACGCGCAGGTAAGGCCGATTTGAAGGAATTATCGGAAACGATAATGAGGTGCGCCGAGGATCGAACAACAAAAGTAAAGCCAGTCAAAGACCTCATCATCGAAATCATTGATGAGATGGAAGGGAAAGCAGTAAAGGAATTCTTTCCTACTGGATTACTCAAAGTAGATCGTGCGCTCAAGGGTGGAATGCACAAAGGAGAGATGATGACAGTGGCATCAGAGACAGGTGGC